CACTGAATAACCCGGCTGCCATCACTAGGGTTGCCGTTGGCGTTGAGCCCTGACTGGTAGTAGCTGTTGTCCGGGCGGGGGTTGCGCAGCGCCTGAGGGTCATCGACCGGGTACATACCCAGCTGCAGCTGTGGCTGATCCGGGTCCCAGCATGTGGGGCACACGAGGATGTTGGTGGTCTTCGTCTTGATGACGAGCCGCTTGAGCTGCTTCAGCTTGTAGCGCTGCCCACACCTATCGCACTCGGCGATAGCCTTCTTACCAGAGGCGAACCGATTAGGCACCGTACCTCCTTAGATGTAAGCCGGTCGCGGCGCGATCCGGAGTGCGGCCTTCTCACGATCCTCGTCAGCGGCGTCCTGCCACGCCTCGTCGTACATCTGCTTGAGCATCGGAGTGCGCATCGACGCGTCCGGGAGCTTCACCGAGAGGTGGTAAGCGAGACCAGCGACAAGCGCGGGGAGGAAGCGGAACGGGATGTCCTGTGTGCTGAGACCCGTGCCAGCGTCCTGCAGGCGGCGCAGGCGGTAGTAGAAGAACGTGTAGTAGTTGCTCTGGTCCGGAGCAGGCCAGACGTTGATCTGCGGGTTAACTACGCTAGGCCCCGGTTCGGTCGCGCCTGACTGGCGGTTGATCCACACCTGAATAGGACGACCCTGAGCGTTCTTGTTCGGGATCGTGATGTAGGTATCAGCACTGATACGGCTGATGTTGATGTCAGTCTGCTGCACGCCAGTCTGCGTGCGGATAACCTGCTCCAGCAGGTCGATGGTATCTACCGGAAGGTCGTAGGTGATCTGTCCCTGAACCATAGGGATCGAGCCTTGCTCGATGGTCCATAGGTTGATACCCTTGTTAGCCCACTCGATGGTCAGCAGGTTCAGGCTACGTCGCGCCGTGCGCAGGTCATAACCGCTACGAACCTCAGCACCGCAACGCTCGAACGCTTCCTCAATGATCTCATTGAGGTTCAGGTTGAAGGTCGCGGTGCCAGTCGTGGTCACTTGCTTGTTCCTTGGCTTCGCCGGAGTGGACTAACGGCAAGGAGTGCCGTCAGCACGAGGGCATTCATCGACCGACCGGTCGCCGCCGTTAGTGGTAGTCGGCTCCGGCTGTGGCTGCGGGTTCTCGTTCGACCCAGAGCAAGCTACCACAGTAAGCGCCAGAGCGACTAGAGCGCAGAACTTCTTCGTATCCATGCTACTTACCCTTCTTGAAGCCCTTGAGGACTTGAGCGAACCGAGCGCGCTGGCCCAGCTTACCCGGAGCCTTGGCAGCTTTGGCGAGCTTCCCGGCAGGGATCGGCTCGCCCTTCTTGGCACCGAGCGATGCGCGCAGCGCACCCGGCTTCTTGATAGCGCCCTTGATCCAGTTAGCCTTGCCACCCTTGGCCATAGCTTTCCCCGGCACCTTGGACGCCTTCATATCGCCCATACCACGAGAAGCGCGCATTAGACTACCTTCCCCTTGGTCTTACCCTTGCGGGCGATACCATCGACAGAGCCGCCCTTGGCGTAGCACTTGCCGCCCTTGGCCATCACGACGCGCTTGGTGGAGGTCTTACCCTTGCGAGCAACGCCATCGACAGAGCCGCCCTTGGCGTACTTGTTGAACGGGTACTTCTTCTCCATCGCCTTCTTCTCAGCTTCCTCCTTGGGAGTGCGCTTGTCAGCAGGAGCCGGAGTGGGCTTCTTGGCAACGGGTTCGGTAGGACGCTTGTTCATGTCTTTATCCCCTATGGCTCGTATCGAGCTTGGCTTCGAGGCGTTCAATAGCCCGGTCGAACCGGTCGCCCAGCCGCTCTACGACGGCATTCATCTCCGCACGTGTGATATGCTCACGCGCGATCTCTTCACGAGTCTTGTTGAGCAGGATGCCTAGACGTTCCAACTCATCCATCCTTCCTCTGAGGAAGAACCCCATCAACGCTACAACGGCACTGAGGATAATGTTCCATACCATCATCTCCATCTCAGCAGTTCCAAGCCCTCAGTGATTTGTTGATACGCGAATTCGGGTCGTTAGCCGTCTTCTTCGAGGTGAGTTTCTTCTTCATACCCGACATCCGGGCACAGAAGGACTTCTTGCGAGGGCCACCCTCCGGCTGCGGAGCCTTCAGGTTCATCCCCTGCTTCTTGGCAGAGGCACGCCCCTTGGCGTTCAGGCCACCCTTAGGGTTCTTGCCTTCCTTCCGCTGCCATGCGGGGGTCTTGGCCATCAGACGAACTTCCCCTTGGTCTTACCCTTGGAGCAGCAGCCGTCACCGCGCTTGGAGGCAGTGGAGCCGCCCTTGGCCATCTTCTTGACCTTGCCGCCTTCCTTGAAGCGAGTCTTACCCCGTACGCCCACGCCAACACCGTGGGTACGGCCCGGATCGACAGCGCTGGAGAACCGGTTACCTACCGCACCAACCGAGAACGTCGGCCCCATGCGACTAGCAGCGCCGGTAGGTTCGAAGGCATCGCCCATATTGCGGGGGTCATTCGTACGGCGCGTCGAACCCATATCATCACGCGGACCGTACGAGTCGCGGCTGCCGGGGGGCATACGGTAGTCGGGCATTACGCAACCTCCTTCTTGGTGTTAACGATCATCGGGTAGAGCACGTCGGGGCCGAAGTTGCCCTCGTACTCCTGCACGCCCATGTGGCCGAGCTTGATGGTGGGGTCGATCCAGACTTCGTAGCCTTCCTCGTGAGCCCGGTCACAGAACAGGTAGTCCTCGCCGATGTAGCCCTCGTCGGTCTTCATGAAGTCGAAGATGCACGGGACGGTGCGCTTGGTGCGCTCGTCGTAGTACCGCCACTCAGGATGCTTCTCGTCGAGCGTCACGAACACGTCCCTGCGCACCATCATGAACGCAGTGGCTACGCGCTTGGCTCGGACAAGCCCCATACCGTTCATCGTGAGCTCGCCGTTCTCGTCGTAGTCGAGAGTGGTGATATAGGTCTTGGGCACGCTACGCGTGCGCGGGACACCCGCAACGATACCCTTCTTGGGGTCCGAGGTCCACGCCATGAGCCGAAGGATGTCCTCCGGCTGGAAGTTGATATCTGCGTCGATGAACATGAGGTCCGTGCACTGGGACTCCAGCATGTCCTGCACGAGCAGGTTGCGAGCACGGGAGACAACCGAACAGCCGCAAATGCTGCCGATCTGGATGTCGATCCCGTGCTGCGGGGCGAGTTGGGCAAAGCGGGCTAGCGAGATAGCCAGCTTCAAGGAAACCTTGAAGTCATACGCTGGGAGCGCAATGAACACACTGCGCCCAGCTAGATCATAACCCTTCTCGTTCTGCATAAGTCACCCGTAGAAAATGGTAATGGAGCTAGTGTTGGTCACCGTACCATACAGTCCACTTTCAGCAAGGATACCCTGACCCGGCAGGATCATATACACAGCCCCTTCGTTCGCCACAGTGGGGGTGTTGAGCGTCAGTAGGGTAGCACCAGCCTGACCATCGGTGATAACCACAGAGCCCGCCGAAGCGCCGCACAGAGCGTAAACGCCCCTGATACGGGTCCGGAAGGTGCAGTCAGCGTTACCCTGCGTCTTGAACACGCCCGTCGCAGCGAGCGGCTGGGTAGACTCAACGTCAGTTTGCATAGCCATAGGAAGGCCCTCCTATAGAGCTATTAGGCTGCGGTCGTGATGGCAGTCCACGTGGTCGAGCCGTTCGTATTAATATACGCGCGAGTCGAGGTCGAGCTACCATCCGTGCGGAGGTAAAGCGAGCCCTGAGCAGCCGACACCGTCGGAGCGCCCGAACCGAAGTAGATACCAAACCCTGCGGTCGAACCCATCTGGACGGCCTGAACACCGCCCGCAACGGGGGCAGTAGTGCTGTCAGCGGTCAGGTTACCGGGAGTGGAAAAGCCGTTTTCCGAAACGACCGGACCCGAGAAGGTAGTAGTAGCCATGAATTATCTCCGTGTAGCAGCACTGCGCCCATACCGTCTCTGCTACGTCTGCTAGGTCAGTCGGTACGGGCATTAGTCCCTAGGTGCGTATGTATATCATCCGCAAAGAAGAAGGGGAAGAGGTTTCCCTCTTCCCCCACCCCCTGTTCATCAGGTCGAGCCTGAAGTACCCCACATGCCGAGGGGATCAGACCAGCCGAACGAATAACGTTCGCGGGCCTTGTACCGGACGTTGCCGGTATCGAAGTCACCGTCCATGCTCGTGCTCATCGGAGTACGAACGAAGTGCTTCAGACCGTTTGGCACGTCGGTGGTCAGGAACCACGCGTTCGTGTCGGTCAGGAAGTGGTTGACGGTGTAGCCTTCGGGGATCGAGCCGTTCGACTTCAGCGCGTTGATGTCGTTATCGGCAGTGCCGACACGCAGTTCCGTCTCAAGGAGGCGGGTAGCAACGAACATCAGGTTCGGCGGCACGATCAGCTTACGCGGCTTGGCTGCGATCAGCAGGCCACGTTCGTCCTGCCACGCAGCGATCTGAATAACCGCCGCTTCGAGCGACGTTTCGTTCAGGTCCGCCTGAGTGGTGGGACGGTTGCTGTTGGTGCCACCCGAGACCAGCGGGTGAGCAGTCGAGAACAGGGACACGCCGTCACCACCGAGGTAGTTAGAGCTGAAGCCGTTGTTCAGGACCGCAGCAGCCTTGGTCTGCTTGGTGTACGCCATGGCACGGGCCAGAGCCTTGGTATAACGAGCCGAGAGGCTGTCATACAGGTTGTCTTCGATGGCTTCTTCCGTGAGCGAGAACCCGAGGGCAATCGTCTCGTGGGTGTAGCGAGCCGTGAAGACTTCCTGACCGTTGTCGTAGGCGATAGCCGAACCTTCGTTCTTCACCGGCGCAGCCGAGAAGCCCGAGAGCTTGGTTTCTTCTTCGAACGAACGCTCAGAAGTCTCCGTGTCGAAGATTTCCTTGTGCTCTTCGCCGTAGCGCGAGTATTCGAGGCCGAACAGGGCGTTCAGTCCCGGCAGAAGCTCCTTGAGAAGCTGTGCGCGTGAAATTGCCATTATTCAGTCTCCTTAGACGCCAGTCGGGTTGAGGTACGGGTGCATACCCTGATTCCACTTGACGATGACCTCGGTATACGAACCGGGGAAACCAGCAGGCGAAGTTTCAGGGACAACGTCGATGATGCGGACCGGCAGCGTCGAAGCGGTAGCGCAGGTAGCGCTAATCGCCACGCGCGAGTCACCGTTAACGGTGCTGCCCGCGTTCTGCACCAGCGCGCTGTTCTCGCCCACGTTCGCGCGAGTGACGAAGCTGATGGTCGTGCTACCAGCGGTGCAAACCGCCGCCTTGTACAGAGCATCCGGATCGTCCTGCACGTAGGCAACGACGTCAGTGATGTTCGTAGTACCGGGGTAGAACTGACGGAAGGTCTTACCGAACACCGGATCGGTGTACGAGCAACCGAGGAACACACCTACCGGGGTAGCAGTGTTGGTGCCAGTGTCCTTGTCGAGCGTGCCCGAGCTATTCAGCTTCACGACGTCACCGAAGAAGATGGCCGTCGAAGAGTTGGTAGCAATCGGGATCGAACGAGTAGCACCGGCGAAAACCTGACCACCGATCAGGTTAACAGGGACCAGTCCATACGGACCGTCAACTGAGGGATACGGCATCGTTAAACTCCTAGTTTATTTGCCTGAACCGAACGATGTCCGCGTTTTACGCTCCTTGAAGAGCGGCATACGGGCATCATTCTCTCGCATGAAGTTGCTGTCCACGGAGTCACTCTGGCTCTGGGTCAGCTCTTCGAAATACTTCCGACGCTGTTCCATGAACTCATTGGGCACCTTGCACAGCAGCAGACCTGCGACTTCGATGTTGTCTTTGAAGCGGCTGTCAGCATCTACAAGCATCCGGAACTTCGGCTGCTCTTCGATACGGACCGGCTCCCAACCCTCACGGAGGGCCGAGGAGATGTTACGGGCGTCGTTCTGTCCGAGCGTAGACACACGCACCCAACGGTAAGTGTATCCGGGCTGTTTATCCGGCTCAGGCAGCGTTGATGCAGGCTGCCAGACCTTAGGACGTTCCGCTTCCTCACGAGATTGGCGAGGGGTACGGCTGGACGCGAGCACTTCGTCGATATCGTCCATGAGCTTATCACGAGTCATATTAATTCTCCGTCTTCATCACTTCGCGGGCATACTGTTCAGGGGTGATCCCGAACTTCTTAGCGATTGCCAGCTGGGACTTGGTGAGCACGATCTTCTTGGGGGATCGACTACGGGAAGCGGGAGCTACGACCGTGGGCGGCTTGGACTCACGCGAAGTGGGCTTGGCCACTTCTTCCCCGAAGTAATCGGGGAAACGACGGCGCATAGTTGTGTCTACTGCGCCCCAATATTCGTCGGTTCCCGCGTACTGCGGTCCCCGTTCGTTTATGAGCTTCTGGTGAAGCCCAAGAGCGGCTGCAGTCATTTCCGGGTCGGAGCCATACCACGTATTGCGCTCTTGCCACGCAACAGTCTTGGCATCCAGACGCGGAGTCTGCACCTGCTGTACTGGTTGTTCTACCTCAGGTTCGGGAGCCTGTAAAGTAGGACGGTAACTATTGATCTGCTGCAGCCTGTAGGCAGCATTACTCATCTTTTCTTGGGCGTCGGTCAGCTTTTCAGCATCGCCCGACTCGTAAGCCTCGCGGTACTCACGCTTGGCCCGCTCCATCTCGAACTCGGCGTTCTGCTTGACACTCCCGACGAGGGTCTGCTCACCGTGCGACAGGCTCTCCTTGAGCTTGCGGTTCTCCTCCAGCAGGCGCTGGGCAGCAGTAAGGGCCTCGGCCTTCTCGCGCGCTTCGCGTTCTTTCTCGCGGCGCTCGTCATGCCAGACCTTCTTCATCTGCTTGAGACGCGTCTTGACCTTCTCGGAGTACTCTTCGAGCTCGTCAGCCTCAAGTTCGTCAACGATCTCCTTGGGCATGGGTTCACGCCCACGATCTTCCGGAGGA